CATGGACAGCGCGGAGTTATTTGCACATGGAAATGTGGGTTCGGAACACAAGCAGTACACACAACAACTAGCGGCATTTCATATTGCCCAAGACCACGATAGGAGAAGTAAAAATGAAATTACGAGTAAATGTAAGTATCGATTGTTTGAAAATAGACAAGTCACGCATAAAGACAGTCACAAAAAAAGATGGTAGTAAGGCGGCATATATTGACCTGACAACCTACCTAGACACTGACAAGAATAGTGATTTTGGGGATCATGGTTTTATCAGTCAACAGTTAAAGCAGGAAGAGCGTGAGGCAGGGACTCAGACTCCAATTCTAGGCAACTGCAAAGTAGTATGGTCTGAACTAGATGAGGTCGCACAAGAGCCAACAAGACCTGCTGACCCGAAGCAGAATGACATACTTGATGACGATATTCCGTTCTAGTTAAAAACCCCCCTCCGAAGAGGGGGTAAACCATAGGAGTGATGATCGGGGAAAACCATCACCGACAATATACCACAGGAGAATACCCAATGATAGATTTTGGCGAGTGCTTGAAGAAGGCACAGCAAGAAAAAAACGTAAACAGTTCACAGCTTGCAAGGTTAGTTGGCGTTCACAGACAGCAGGTTAACATCTGGCGCAATAAAACCAATGTGAGGTTAGATACTGCCATCAAGATTTGCAGTGCCTTAGAATACAATTTAGATGAGTTTATTGGGCTATAAAAGAAAACCCCCTGTAACGGGGGCTTTACAAATGCAATTAGAATTGCAATACTCTATGTGCGGATAGAGAAAAGATAGTCTAACACAGTCCTACAGTGTCTTGTAACATTCAATCCTTTCTTTTTCGCGCTTTAGTTATCGGGCTAGAGGCTAGTGAATATCTTAAATTAAACACTAGAGCGAAGTTGACCCTCTTGACATAGCCCCAAAAGCAGATCGGTTTCTGCTGATGGATAGATTAGATATTCGATACGATAACGAAACAACCGCGAAGTCGCTTTGCCCTTTGATCGAATTTTTAACTTTGCGAAGTTAAAGGGTGAAACGTGCCTTTGAATATATATTTAAATACTTATTTAATCACATAATCAGGCGAGGCTAGTCCGAGCCAATAGGAGATACAAAAATGAAAACAAGATACGATGAACTGCTAGAGCAGGCAACGAAGTTCCACAACAACCATCCACAAGTGTTTGAGAGGTTTGAAGAGTTTGCTTTTGACCGCATCAAGCGCGGCTATAAAAACTTTTCAGCTAGTGCAATTATTCAGCGCATAAGATGGGACACTGGTATTGGTGGCGATGGTAAGAATGAATTTAAGATAGCAAACGCGCATTCTACTTTTTACAGTATGTGGTTCATGGATAAGCATCCAGAGCATAATGGATTTTTCAGAACCTGCATGAAGAAAAGCATGACACAACCTGCAACTGGACTGGAAATGACCCCAGATATGGTGATCTAAATGCTACTGAATAACGGGGATACCTACGAGGCAGATCAGGCAGACATTATCCAATGGGAAAAGACTTACCCTGCAATTAATGTTTACCAAGAACTAAATGCAATGGAGTCGTGGCTTGATGCTAATCCAACGCGCAGAAAAACACCTAAAGGAATCAAGAGGTTTATCAACTCTTGGTTAGGAAGAGCGCAGGACAAGGGCGGTTCACCTACAGTTAGAGCAAAGACCGACAGCATCAGGAATAGAAACATTGAAGACAGCCTAGCTGACGTAAGTTGGATTGGTAACGTAGAAGCAAAGAACAGAGCCATCAATTTCTTTATGGGCAAGTATGGTTTTTACTGGGATGGGGAGCGGAAAAATGGGTAGTACTAAAAAAGTTTTATATAAAGGCAAGCACCCTGATTTGGTTAATGGTAAATCATACGGCTACGAAGATTACGCTAGGGTTGCAGGTGTTGGTTATAAGAGTCTGTATTCTAGGCTCTACGGAAAAACTGTCGTAACTGACATTGATCTGCGACCAATTAGAACGCCAATTAATATTAAAAAAATCAAACCAAAATGGGATGGTAACGAATTATCCCAGAAGTGGCTTAGTCGGTCTTTATGACTGAGGGGGCATTTGTGAAGTTTAACAACAAAGAAGAAGTTAATAAAAAGGTGAAGTTCCTGATTGAGGATATGCTCAACTGGGATTTCACCACCCCTTTATCAGTTAAACTAGAGCCATACCAGAACCCAAGAAGCCTGAACCAGAATGCGCTGTTGCATATGTGGTGCAGAGAGATCGTTAAAGGCATGAAGAAGAAAGGTTTTGAAGTAGCAGAGGGCGACCCAGTAGAGGCATGGAAGCTCTGGCTAAAGCGCAGATTCTTAGGCACAGATGATTTCAGGATAAGCAAGACCGAGATCAGTGGTCAGGTGAAACGCAGTAGCCAACTGGGTAAGGGCGATATGGTGCATTTCTTAGATCAATGCTATCATTGGGCGAGTGAGCAGGGGATAAAACTAACCATACCGCGCGAAAGCGAATATGCGGAGTTAAAAAACCAACAGGAGCAATAGGGAATGGATAAGATCGACCCAAGAACACTGCTAGAGTTAGACATACCAAAAACCGATAGACAAATTGAGTACCTAAAAGCCGTCATAGAATACGGCTCAAACTCTAAAGCCGCTGAGAAGCTAGGCATTAACCGCAGATCAATAGACCGCAGTATCAAACTGGTCGAACACAAAGCCGCACTCGTAGGCGTAGCACCACACCGAAACCTAAGCCGCCAGACCGCAGAGGGATTTGAAGCAAAGCGAATTTCAACAGCATTTAAAGAAGACGGCTCGATTGCCTTGCAATGGGTTATCCAAGAGCCACTTAAACGCGATATGCGGGCAAAGATCGAAGCCCTATTGGATGGGTTGGTTGATGATATAACAGGGCTTAAAAAGCCATCTAAGCCGCCTAAAGAGGTAGATGAAGACTATTGCGCCATGTATCTGATAGGAGATCACCATTTTGGGATGCTTGCTGACTCAGATACTAAGCTAGATGATGATGATTGGGATGTGAAGATTGCCTCTAAGATCCTAGTTAATGCGACTGATCGACTAGCCAAGAGAGTCGGAAACGCTAAAACGGGTATTTTGGTAAATGTGGGCGACTTCTTTCACGCTGATAGCAGTGCTAACACTACTACAGCAGGAACGCCAGTCGATGTTGATACACGCATTGGAAAGACCTTTAAACTCGCAGGGCGGTTGTTCCAGATTCTTATTGATAAGATGCTAGAGACACATCAGGAAGTTGTCGTAATTAACGTACGAGGCAACCATGATTCTGATATGGCTTGCCACCTATCCAGTTGCTTAGAATTACTTTACGACAGAGAGCCTAGAGTTGATGTGCTTAAAAACTACTCAAAGTTCCTGCACTGGGAGTGGGAGAATAATTTATTTGTCTACCATCATGGTGATAGAATAAAGCATGAGCAGATTCTACAGGCGGTGATAACCAACCTAGATGATGAATGGTCAAAGTGCAAGAACCGGTATTGTCATTTAGGGCATATTCACCACCACATGAGCAGGGAAGTCGGCTCTATGCAATTTAGTCATTGGGGTAGCCTAACAGCAACCGATCAATGGCACAGCGATTCTGGCTATGGTGCAGAGCGATCTATGACAGCTATCGTTTATCACAAGCAGTATGGCGAAGATTCAAGAGTAAAAATCAACGTGGATGCAGTCAAATGAGTAGGGTAATAAAATTTCCAGAGGGCGATGATGATGGAACTGATAACAACGATATCAGAGTTACTAAAGAGTTTTGTAGTACTTGTGGTGGCGGGCTTGAGTTGTGGACTTCTAGCGATCTTGTGGCTTATGGTGTTTGTTCTTATTGTGATATGGGAGTTGGCCAACAGCCCATTATACTTGTTAAGACTACTGAACATTAAATGGCAAAGCGCAAAAAAGCAACAGTAGCCCAAGAGGTAGAGAAAGCCGCCAAGCTACTGCAGAGATACGTCAGGCTCAAAGCCTCAGACGATAACGGCTACTGCCAGTGCGTAACCTGCGGCAAGGTAGATCATTACAAGGCGATGCAAGGCGGCCACTTCTACAGCAGAAGGCACACAGTCTTCAAGTTATTCGAGGAGAACATTCACCCCCAGTGCCCTGCCTGTAATGTCTATGGTATGAAAACAACCAGAACGCAGGAAGCCTACCGCATCTACATGGAAGATATGTATGGAGCAAGGCGAGTCAGGGCGATGCAGAAGCTATCTTGGAGAGCATCTCCCAAGTTTAACCGCCAAGAGGTGATAGAATTTCAAAGGGAATTGAAGGAAAAAATCAAGGAAGAAGAGTACAGAATAGGCGAATATTGAAATAAAGTTAATAAAAGTATTTACAATGTATAATGTTTCCTTTACTCTGGGTACATATTAATCAAATACATAAGGAATACACACATGAACAAAGTTACTGAAATTGCAATTAGCATGGCTGAGGAACAATCAGATAGAAAAGGTGTTGTCGATTTTTACGAGATTGAGTTTTGGATAAACTTTTACGCCTTAACGGATAGAGAGGCAGAGTGCGCCACTAAGTATATTGAGCGTAATTATGAGTGCCTTTACTGGAACGAGCAGGCTAAAGCCGCCACTGAAAGCGGAAAGCCAAATCTAAGAAGCCTGACAGCATAATCAAACAGCCCCCGAAAGGGGGCAACTAATCAAGGGGAATACTATGGAACATCAATTAACTTACATGGATATTAAGCGCAAGGAACAGCGTAAAACCGATTTCAACGAGAACATTAAAGGCATTGTAGGCGCGTTAGCTTTATTTGCTTTGTATGCAATCGTATCAACTATGGACTACACGGACTGCTTGCGAGGTGCAACATGTTAATCTATGAAGACTTTGTGTCTAAGCACTACGATACCTTGTACAAGGAAGATTCTAGATTGTCTGATCTGCCTGATGCCGCACTAGATGAAGCTGTTTACATTTGGCTGAACAGTCACAAGACTTGGTTTGAGGATATCTACCCTGCAACATTCAGCAGAGGCGTAGGCAAGATAGCCACAGAAATGCTGTTTGGTAAAGCACCATCAGCAAGCAAGATAGTATCTAACCTGTTCATTGCTATGGCAGAAGATGCAGTAGAGCATGATAAGGATGATCTATGGTGGTCAGAGGCTTTAGAAACGCACCTAGACAGCATTGTTAATTTAGGTAACTTTGCTGATGATCTTAGGGATCGCATCTACCTGTACTTAGAACACACAATAGAGGAGGCAATCTTTGATGAGTTCGCAAAGCAGAAAGGCGAAAACGATAGGGAGCACGGAATCTATGACTGATTTAGCGAGAAAATGGCAAGAACTTAGGGATGAATACCCGCCTCTAGAGATACCGCACGACAAAGAAGAGCGCACACAGTTCGAAAACTGGGTTGCAGAAATGGGTTTTGATGGCATAATTCAAATAGATAGGGTGAAGCAAGATGACAAAAACTAAAAAAGCAATAAAAGAGGTAAACCAGATGGCAGATAAAGCGATACTAAAAGCGCAGTTTGATGCGTACAAAGCTAAAGCAAAAGCATGGTTAGCTGTCGAAGTATACGGACATAGCAGGGGAAAGATTCTACTAGCGGCATTTGTAATGGTTGCCGCAGTAATTACAGTTTCATAGTGTAACCCCTAGTAGCGGGCATTCCTTTAGCCTGATTAGCCAGATTGGTTCACTGGTGCTACGAAACGAACCATCTTCTCAGGTAATAACCCCCATAGCTAGAAAGCATTAGATTGCGTTCTAAGACCTCTATATAATCCCGCCTTAACAACCTGAGTCCCCCTATGAAAACTATCCTTATACTGGCGATAATCGCCCTTGTATTTATTGCCTATGATGATTTAGGCGGTAGATATATGAGAAAAGAAGACCAACCTGAAAATTAATTGCTTGACTGTAAAGCATTAGTTATAGTATATAGGCGATAGATAGAACCAATAATGAGGTAACTACTATGATGAGCCTAGAGCTAACTAACAAGATCAACACTTGCAAAGAGAACGGATGGACTGATCTATTGTCTAAGCTAGACGAGATCACCCAGAGCCTAATCGAGAACCCAAGCGCAGGGCATCAGATCAAAACAGCATTAGTCTTCTGGAAAGATGCGGTCGACTGCCGCACCAAAGGACTACCCCCACAAGAGCATGATATAATAATCAAGAACCCAAAGATGAATGTTCGAGAGACATTCGGAGCAGACATGTAAGATGGGAAGACCCAAGTGGATACCAGATGCAGAGATATGCGCTAGAGCGTCAGAGATGGCTTCTAGGGGCTTAACTGTAGCTCAGATAGCTGATTGCTTAGGGGTATCTGAATCGACCATGTACAACAAGCAGGAAGAGTATTTAGAGTTTATGGACTCTATAAAAAGGGGAAGAAGTAAAGGCATGGATGAGATCACTAACGCTTTGTTTGAGAAAGCTAAGGCAGGTGATAATACATCAATGATCTTCTACCTTAAAACAAGAGACCGAGAAAACTGGGGCGAGCAGTACATAGAACCAGTTAAAGAGATTCCACCAATTAATATAACTGTTCACCCTGATGCAATTAACAAAGCCTCAGAGTGAGATCTTCTGTTCACCCTCTAGGTTTAGGGCGGTGGTAGCAGGAAGACGATTCGGTAAGACGTTCCTATCAACAGGGGAGATACTAAGAGCCGCTATTGGGGGGTCTAACCGAAACTGTTGGTATGTAGCTCCCACATATGGAGCGAGCAAGGAGATTGCTTGGGATATGCTTATACACACTATCCCAGAAGAGTATGTAGCCAAGACTAATGAAACATCGCTTACCATCAAGCTAATCAACGGCAGTGTAATAGCCCTTAAAGGTGCAGAGAAGCCTCATAACCTACGAGGCAGAGCATTGGACTTTGTAGTGCTAGATGAGTTCGCAGATATGCGGCCAGAGGCATGGTATGAGGTTCTAAGACCATCACTGTCAGATAGGCAAGGAAGCGCACTGTTTATCGGTACACCTAAAGGCAGAAACCATTTCTATGATCTATGGGCTAAAGGAACAGATGGTTCAGATGGATGGGATTCGTTCCAGTACACAACACTGCAAGGTGGCAACGTACCAGAGAAGGAAATAGATCAGGCTAGGCAAGACCTAGACGAGCGTACATTCAATCAAGAGTATTGTGCAGAGTTTGTGACCTATCAGGGTCTCATCTACTACGGCTTCAATAGAGAGCTTTCAGTTTTGGATGTAAGTGATAATGGTGGTACACTACATGTTGGTATGGATTTCAACCTCGACCCTATGTCTGCTGTCGTATGTCAGCGGCATGGTGAAAACATTATGGTCATTGATGAAGTCTGTATGTTCGGGTCTAATACAGATGAAATGGTAGCTGAGATAAAGGTTAGGTATCCTAATCGCCACATCATAATTTATCCAGACCCCGCATCAAGACAGCGCAAAACAAGCGCAGGTGGTCGCACTGATTTGTCGATCTTACAGAACGCAGGGTTTAGCGTTAAGGTTAAGAAGTCTCACGCATTGGTCAGGGATAGAATCAATGCCGTGAATAGTCGCTTGAGGTCTAGTAATGACAAGCGGCATCTGTTTATTGCGCCTAAATGCAGGCAGACAATTAAGAGTTTAGAGAGACAGACATATAAAGAAGGGACAAGCCAACCAGATAAGGATGGTGGCTACGATCACATGAATGACGCGCTTGGTTATTTGGTGGAGACTATGTTCCCAATACGAACCGAATATAACGTGCAACAGCCTACAAGGTGGACTTGATGAAGGAAGAAAAAGCAATAACCGATACACATCCAACCTATGACGCTTATGCTCCCCAATGGGAGTTCTTTTTGCGGTCTTATCTAGGGGGCGAACACTACACTAGCGGCGCGTTCCTGACGCAGTACGTTAGCGAGGGCGAAAAAGAATACAACCGCAGGTTAGACCTGACCCCAATGGACAATCACTGCAAGAACATTGTTCATATCTACAGTTCATATCTATGGCGCATACCGCCAACCAGATCGTTCGATAAGATGGCAGGAGATCCGTCTTTACAATCATTCCTTAAAGATGCTGACCTCGATGGTCGGTCTTTTGATTCATTTATGAGACAAGCGCAGATATGGTCTAGCGTGTATGGGCATGTTTGGCTAATGGTTGATAAGCCTCAAAGTGTAGCGGGAACAAAGGCGCAAGAGCTAGATCAGGACATTCGACCTTATGTGACCATGTTTACCCCTGAGAATGTTTTTGACTGGAAGTATCGCAGATCCCCAAGCGGCAGGTTTGAGCTTGAGTTCTTAAAGGTTAGAGAAGAGGTTAACTTTATTGATAACACCGAGACAGAGTCATTCTTTAGAGAATGGACTCCAGAAACTGTTAGAAGCTATCGCATCAGAAATGATGGCGTATATGCCGAAGAAGTACAGCCTAACCCATTAGGGCGTGTTCCTGCGGTGTTCTTACCCGCCAACAGATCAAATATCAGAGGCATTGGTATTAGTGACCTTACCGATGTTGCTCCTATGCAACGAGCTATCTATCAGGAGCTATCAGAGATTGAGCAGTTGATTCGTATCAGTAACCACCCAACACTGGTTAAGACCTACGAAACAGATGCAACTGCGGGTGCAGGTGCAGTGATTAACTTGCCTGATGATATGGATGCCAACCTAAGACCTTACCAGATGCAACCTAGTGGTCAGAACCTAGACGCTGTTAGAAACACGATTAACGATAAGGTTGAGGCTATTAACCGCATGGCACATATGGGCGCGGTTCGTGGCAGTGAGGCGGTCAAGCAATCAGGTATAGCATTGCAAACAGAGTTCCAAATGCTGAATGCCAAGCTATCAGAGAAAGCCGACCTGCTAGAGTTAGCAGAAGAGCATCTATGGGGCTTGTTTTGCGACTGGCAAGGTCACGACAAGAACGTAGTTGAGGTGTTTTACCCAGACAGCTTCGACCTTAGAGACTACGACAAAGAGCTAGTATTCTTACAGCAGATGCGAGCCACAGGCGTTAAGTCTACTGTACTTGCTCAGGAAGTTGATAAGAAGATTGCTGATCTAGTTCTTGATGATGAGAAGCTCGCAAAAGCGCATCTAGAGATAGAAGCAAGCACAACTGCGGTTGGTGACTACAGCGACAAGACTCAGATATATGCTTATCACATGGACAACGGCGTAGTGACAGCAAACGAGGTGCGAGAGAAAATCGGTCTTGAAGATGTCGCAGGCGGCGATGAACTGCTACAGCCAAAGGCATCACAACCCTCAGAGGCGTAGATGACAGACGCAACACACGCAGACTTTCTGGAAAAATTGGCAGAAGACCACCAACGCAAGTTAGGTGATGCCATTGTTAACCTAGAGGACAAGATCACTGATCTTATGTCTGGCGCGCCTTTGACTGATGGTGAGTTCTTTGACTTAGAGTGGGCGGTAGAGTCAAGGAATGAGCTTAGGAAGATAATCGACAAAGAGTATCTTGCAGAGGTTGATAAGATCGTTAAGGACTACTCAGGCGTAGCCGAGAGAGCTACAGATATGCTGAATGAGTATGGTGACTTCACCAACCTAGACAAGGGTGTTGTTAACCAGTTGCAGTCTCTCACCTTTCAGGGATTTGAGGCGGTAGGCGATCAGTATCTTACGGCTGTCTCTAAAGAGATATATGACATGACACTGGTTGGCACATCCTTTTCTGATGCCGTTAAGAACGTCAGGGAGACGGTAGGCGGCAACCTAAAGCGTTACGCAGATCAACAGGTGCATGATGGTCTAATGCAGTTCAACGCAAACGCGAACGTGGCTATCGGTAAGCAGTCTGGTGTTACTAAGTGGAAGTACTATGGCGGTCTACAGGACAACAGTAGATCACACTGTAGAAAGCACGTAGGCAAGGTTTACACCGAAGAAGAGATAGCAGAGATATGGTCAGGCAGTTGGCAAGGTAAAGCCTCTGGTGACCCTTTTGTGGTTCGTGGTGGTTATAGATGTCAGCACCACTGGAGACCTGTATTTGATGAAGAGGTAGTGCAGGAAGTAGTCGAAGAGGTTGCACCACCCCCAGAGCCTGAGCCAATAACAGAGTTGCAGACTAAGCCTATCAAGAAATTGACTAAAGCGGCGGCAGTTAAGTCGGCAGAGAAAAAGCTAAAGTATAAGCCAGAGCGATGGAAGACAGTCAGCGAGGGTAGCAGAGACTTTTACAGCTATCCAGTAGACAGTGATGGTGTACCTATGTTGCGTTTTAGGGGAAAAGGGATATCACAATATTCAAGTTATGGAACAAGAGTCGATGCGTTCAATCTACAGACTGGTAAAGTTACAGGAACAACATTCTCAGCAGAGACACTAACGCTGTTGGATAATTCTCTAGACATAACTGCTGACCTGTCAAAGCAATATAAGATACCCCAGATTCGATCGGTCACGCCAACGGGCGATAAGAGTGCGGCAATGTCTATGGGTGACATGAATCTTTCTATTAACGCATCATACTGGAAGCCTAGAACGGCAACTGCATTTGTAGACGAAAGCGAGATCAGGAAGAAGATAGCCAAAGATACTGCAAAGCTACGAGCGTTAGATGATGATTTACAACAGTTAGGAGAGAAGTACTCTGAGACTAAGGCTAAGTATCTTGAAACCAAAGACTACGCGCTTGTAGAGGAATTTAACGGCTACGCTAACGACTACAACAAGAAGCGTGAAGCATACAAGCGACTAGGAAGAAGCATAGGTCGCATGGAGCAGTCTATAAGACCGCAGACAGCAAGCGCATGGAAAGTTGGCGATGGATTAAAAGATAGACCACAACTAGCCTCAGCATATTTTGACGACCCTGTTGATAAGTTTAACAATACTGTTATTCATGAATACGGGCATACACTACACCAAGAATACAATAGGATCGGTACAGAGCGCGGAAAAGGGCTAATTTCAGAACCACCAGTGGAAAAGTATCTAGCCCACCTGTTTTATGACAAGAATAACAAGAAAAAGCTAAGCCCAGACAATGTCTACCCTACAAGCTACAGTGAATACAACCACCATGAATGGTTTGCTGAAAGTTTCAGTCTATACAACATGGGTAGAAAAGACCTAGTAGACCCAAAGCTAGTCAACCTGCTAGACGAAATGAAAAGAAACGATGGTCGCATAGACGTTTTCGATGGGTTCGATTTCAAAATAGGAGAGGTGATAGATGACTAAATACTTAGAAATAGGGCAAAAGCTAATAGAGCAAGACCCATTACCAGATGATGTGGTCGAGCGTTTAGATAGGTTGTATGACCTTATAGACCCAGAAGAGCTTGATGAGTTTCTGTTCCTTTATGAGGCAATACATTTAACTGTAGACCTACTTAATGAGGATGAATAATGCCTAATCACTACGGAAAACCAAAGAAAAAGAAGAAGCGCAAGACTAAGAAGTAATGTGCTAAACTAACAATTCACTTAATAACTACTCTTTAGAGAGGTTCGTACACATGAGCGATGAAATCATGGAAGCACCACAAACTGAGACTGAAACAGTACAAACACAGGATAAGACATTCACGCAGGAAGAACTAGATCGCATTGTTGCTGATCGCATTGCTAGAGAACAACGCAAGTTCGATAAGAAGATTGGTGGCATTAACTTAGATGAAGCTAAGGAGCTACTCACTCAGAAAGAACAAGCAGAGATCGAGGCACAGAAGCAACGTGGCGAGTTCGATTCAATTCTAAAGCAGACTGTCGAAAAGAAAGAAGCAGAGATTAATGGTTACAAAAGCAGGTTGCAGGAGACGCTGATTGATGGAGCGTTAACCTCAGCCGCTAGTCGTAACAATGCAGTCGATGTTTCGCAAGTGACAACCTTATTGAAAAGCAATACCCGACTTGCCCAAGACGGCACAGTCGAAGTGCTAGACGCTAATGGAACGCCGAGATACAATGATAAAGGCGATCTATTATCTGTTGATGATATGGTCACAGAGTTTTTAACTGTAAACCCGCACTTTGTTAGAGCGTCACAAGGTGGCACTGGCAGTATGGGTAATGCAGGTGGGAGTACATCGAAGCCCGAAAAGTCGGTGGATTGGATGGTTGCGAACTGGAGTCAAGGCGGCAAAGAACTGTACGCTAAAACGAAGGGGAAGACTTAATTATATATTTTACCTATTTTAAGGACTTTTTATTATGAGCATTACAATTTCAAAATCAGTTACAGATAGCGGTACTACTACCGAGAACATGAGCAACCTATTTAGCAACATCGTAGCGCAAGCACGATTCACTGCTGAAGAAGGTTCATTGATGGCAGGTCTAGTTAAGACCTATGACATTGCTAACGTATCTGGCACAACTATCCAGATTCCTAAGTATGGCACTATCACTGCGGCTGATATCGCAGAAGAAACAGACCTAACTGCATCAGCTTTGCAAACTACTTCAACTGACGTAGCTATCAAAACTGTTGGTGCATCTGTACTACTTTCTGATCTTTCTACTATGGGCGGTCAAGGGAACGTAGCGGCAGAAGTTGGTACTGTACTTGGTAACGCTATTGCTAAGAAAATTGATGCAGATATCATTGCAAAATTTGATGATTTCTCAACAGAAGTTGGCGGCGATGCTGTTGCTATCTCACCTGCTACTATCTTTGAAGCTGTTGCAAAAATCCGCAACAATGCCTACACAGGTGAACTAGCTTGTGTTATTAACCCATTGCAGGCATTCCACCTTAAGTCAGCACTTACTGGCACTAATGCGTTTAGCAACGATGTTGCAAACGAAGCTATGACTCGCGGCTTTATCGGTAGCATTGCAGGTTGCAACGTATATGAGCATTCAGGTGTAGCTATCGCCACTAACATTGCGAAAGGTGCAGTATTTGCTCCAGAAGCACTAGCAATGGCACTTAAGCGCGACTTCGTTATTGAAGAGCAACGAGATGCGTCTGCTAGAGCAACTGAGTTGGTAGCAACTGCATACTATGGTATTGCAGAACTAGAAGATGGTTTCGGTGTAGAAGTACGCGGAAAAACCAACTAGAAGTTAGTAACATGAAGCCCTCTGTTTCGGCAGGGGGAATCTTTTTTCCGAGGTTAATATGGCGATTACATATAGAGGCGAAAGGTTCAGCGGCTATAATAAGCCCAAACGAACATCTGGTCATTCGACTAAGTCTCACGCTGTATTAGCCAAAGAAGGAGATAAAGTTAAGCTGATTAGATTCGGACAGCAGGGTGCAGATAACAAGCCACCTAGAAAGAATGAATCTGCGGCAGATAAAGCAAAGCGGGCTTCATTTAAAGCGCGCCATGCAAAGAATATAGCCAAAGGCAAGATGTCTGGGGCTTACTGGTCTGATAAGGTGAAATGGTAATGGCATTTTCAGAAGATAAAGATTTGCAAGAACTAGTGCCCGATATTCTGCAACTAGGCATAGACACGTTTGCTGACGAGCATGAAAGAGCGCAATCAGACATAGAACGTGATTTAAGAATACAGTGGTGGGACAGAAAAGGTATTGAAGGCGAAATGAATGTCACATATCTTACTGATTCACAATTTACGCGATGCGCCGCATACTTAGTGCTTTGGCGTTATGCTCTACCACAGTTAACTAACTGGGTGGATGGCGATAGATTTCAAAGCATGATTACTTTTTACAAGTCGCGATATGGCGAAGAATTAGAGGCTATCTTGCGCGATGGTGTTGAGTACGATGCAGACAATGACAGCATAATTGTTGAGAAGGAAAAGAAAAGCTACCACAGCGGAAGGCTGTCTAGGTAGTGAAGTTTAGTATCTTCAACAACCTTAAAGAAGTTGATTTTAAACTGAATGGCAATGAGCCTAAAGAGGCTATAAGGCTTGCGTTATCACGCGCAGGTCAGCAGGGAATTAACCTTATACTTGATAGAACTGCTGATGGTAAAGATGTTAAGGATAAGGCTTTTAAGCCGTACAGTAAAAAGGGTTGGAAAGATGGATATTATGGATGGCGAAAGCGCAGAAGCAAAAGCACTAGACCCAACCTGTTTGATAAAGGTCACATGCTAGGGTCTATAACGTCAAGATCGAACAGCGAACAGGCTACTATATTCTTTTCAACTGGTGCAGAGTCTAAGAAGGCGGCGTTCAATCAAAAGTTACGACCATTCTTTGGGTTCAGTAGAAAGGACAAGAAAGAACTAGCTAAATTCTTTATGAGGAACTTAAAGGTATGAGCATTAGAGAAGAGATAGCGATTAACTTGGTTGATACCCTTAGCCAGATCAATTTGCCAGTAGATGTTAAGTATGTGACCAGAGAGCCGTTTGATTTTGATAAGTTATCTAACGCGCAATTTCCTGCTATACTGGTGCAGAGCGGCAGTGAAGATAGAGAAGACAACACAGTTGGTGGCTCTAGTTCAAGCAGAATGGGAACTATCAATTATGAATTAGTCTGCTTTGTAAAAGGCAAGGCTATCGACACAGCCAGAAACAATATAATCGAGGCTGTAGAAGAGAGTTTAGATGCTGATAGGAAGCGTGGCGGCTACGCCTTAGATACGCAGATTGTTAGTGTCGAAACAGATGAGGGTTCAATTGCTCCAGTTGGGGGCGTTATAATTACACTGCGTGTACTGTATCGGTATCAGCGCGGTACACTTTAACTTTATGAGGTAAGTAAAATGGCAGTAACTACAGGTAATAGCGGAGTAGTAAAGGTAGACGTTTCTGGCGGAACGGCGGCGGCAGTTGGCGAGGTTCGTTCTTTCAGCATTGAAGAAACAGCAGACACAGTAGAAACCACCTCTATGGGTGACACTGCAAGAACATTCACTCCAAGTTTCACGACTGGCACAGTATCAATTGAGGCATTGTTTGATGTGGATACAGTAGCATCGAACCAAGCAGTTTTTGATGTGGGCGCAGAGGTTGTTTTTGATGTCTTGCCTACAGGTGTTGCGTCTGATGAAGGTTATTCTGGTTCTGGTATCGTGACAAGCAAATCAATCAGCGTGCCATATGATGGCATGGTAGAAGCTAGTTTCAGCATCCAAACATCAGGAACAATTACAGCAGGCTAATACGGGGAGTATAAATCATGGGAATGGCTAAAGATTTAAGAGAACGCAGAACTATTAAGACAAGGGAAGTTACAGTGCCAGAGTGGGGTGACGATTCTGGAGCGTTTAGGTTGTATTGCAAGCCGATAACTTGCTTCGACTTAAACCAGTTGCAGAAGAAGCACCCTGACTTTTTAAGTAATACTACTATCGGTGCAATGGTTGATTTAATCATTATGAAGGCACTTGATGATAGCGGCACTAGGTTATTCAGTGGTATAGAAGATCGCGTAGAATTGATGGCAGAGGAAACTACTGTCATTAGTGAGATTGCGAATCAGATGTTCGCTGAAATAGAATCTGAGGAAGATTTAGCAAAAAACTAAAAACCGATCACCATAGAATGAATCTTATTTCTTTGGCTGATCGGCTTCACAAGACCATTGAGGAAGTAGAGCAAATAAGCATTACTGAGTTCAATGAGTGGATGGCATACTTTCAGATAATAAAGGACTCCAATTCCGATGGCTAATAATTTTAAAATTGTTATCGCGGCATTAGATAAGACAGAAGCCGTATTCAGCAAGATTCAACAAAACTTCAAGAAGGTCGGGAAGGCTGTTGATAAGCTAAAGAAGCGGTTTCCTATATTATCTTCTATTGCGGGCAAGTCTCTGCGAGGCATTGGTGGGGCTTTAAAGACTGTAGCTAAGGCGGCAGGTATTGCCTCTATAGCGACAGCAGGCATATTCACATTCCTTGTAAAACAGAGCCTAGACGCTACAGATTCGCTTGGTAAGACTGCGCGTAAGATTGGTGTTACCACACAAGCCCTAGCCTCTATGCGCTATGCCGCAAAACTGACTGGCGTTGAAACAGCCACGATGGATATGGCTCTACAGCGATTTACTAGACGAGCCGCAGAAGCCGCAAAAGGTACGGGTGAGGCAAAAGGTGCTTTGAAAGAGTTGCGTCTTGATGCTACTAAGCTAGTAAAAATGCCTTTAGACAAGCAGATGCAAGAGCTTGCAGGCGCGTTTGCAGAGGTTGAAACTGACGCAGATAAGGTCAGATTAGCCATGAAGCTGTTTGATTCTGAGGGTGTTGCGCTAGTTAACACTTTAGGGCTAGGGAAAGAAGCTCTAATCGAAATGGCTAATGAAGCTAACGTCTTGGGCATTGCCTTATCAGAAGACGCTGTACAGGGCGTAGAAGACGCTAACGATGCGTTTACTCGTTTAGGTCAGTTATTTAAAGGTGTAAAAGATCAAACTGTAGCGGCTTTAGCCCCTGCGCTAGAAACCTTAGCTACAATTCTTAAAGACAAAGTTCTTACAAGCATCCAAGAAACTGACGGCGGAGTGCAAGCGTTTGCTCAAAACCTAGCTGTCAGCATTATGAACGGCGTTTCGACTGCGCTCAATGCGCTTCAGACTTTAGTCAATGGTGTTATTGGCACTTTAAACACGCTGACGCAAACTGCAGATCGTTTCACTGGATTCTTTAAAAGTGATGAAGAGAAGAGCATTGGTCAGCTTAGGGCGGCTTTGGCGGCATTAAATGAAGAGCAAGAAAAGAACAACGATCTAGTATCCAGAGGTGCAGTTGCAATAGGGTTCGCTGAAAGACAGAACGAGCTTATTGAAGAGCAGAAAGTAAAGCTAGAAGAGTTAGCTCTTGCCAAACAAGCGGCAGGAGATATTGCGCTCATTCCAGAAGTTAATTTCATGGACACTGTAAACGAAGCCTTCGAGCAGATGGTTGCAGGAATTGGAAAGGTTAACGAAGCCAAGAAGGGCGATGGTGAGGGTGGCGGTGATGACCCAGAAGAAGACAACCGAAACAAGCTACAGAAAAACTTTGAACACTTAAAGGCGTTAGGAAAACAGGAAGTAGACTGGACAGCAAAGACAACAGACGAGAAGGTTAAGCATGTTGCGAGCGGGTTGCAATCTCAGATGTCTGCGGTGGCTAAAAACTCTAAGACTGTATTTAAGATACAGAAAGCGGCAGGTATTGCGAATGCGCTTGTGAGCACCTATCAGGGCGCGGCTAAAGCAATGGGCGCATATCCTTTCCCCATCAACGTAGCTATGGCGGCGGCATCTGTTGCGGCAGGTATGGCTCAGGTTTCAGCTATACGAAGCCAGTCATTCGAGGGCGGTGGTTTTACTGGTAATGGTTCACGCTCTGGCGGTGTAGATGGAAAAGGTGGTTTTCCTGCTATACTTCACCCCAACGAGACAGTTATAGACCACACAAAACAAAGAAATGGCACAAGCGCAAAACAGCCTATAGTGGTTAATCAAACAATAAACGTTACTACTGGTGTACAATCTACAGTAAGAGCCGAGATCAACAACCTTATGCCTACCATTGCTGAGGTTACAAAGTCGGCTGTATTGCAGGAGACTGCTTTAGGCGGTTCATACCAAGCACAATTACAAGGCAATTAAGATGGCTATAACATACCCTGTAGACTTTCCGACAATTAACAGCAAATCTATTGTCCAAAAGTGTTCATTCAAATTGGTTGAAAGCGCGGCTATAACACAATCAGCAACTAACTTTCTCCAATTGACTACTAGTTTCGGTCAGGCAAGATGGGAAGCAGAGATAACAATCAGACCGCTCGATAAAGATGAGGCTAAAGTTTTTACGGCTTTTTTGGCATCATTGCGAGGCGTTACAAAAACATTTCTGTTTGGCAACCCGATAATGAGTTACGACACAAATATTCCAGTTGCAACTATATCGCAAACATCACAGGGTGATACTCAGGTTTCTATTGATGTAACAGCAGGGCAAGACTTGAAAGCAGGTTCGCATTTTCAAATTGGTAGTAATTTGCATATGATTTTAGAGGATGTGCCATTATCAGGCGGTTCTCAACTGACTGAGGTAACCCCACCGATTAGGTCAAATTTCGGTACAGGTAATATAACTACAAACAACCCAGTAGGTAAGTGGCGATTAGCTACTAATGACATTGGGTGGGATATTGACGTTTCAAGCCGTTATGGTTTTTCGTTTGCTTGCGTAGAGGTAGTTGCATAATGCCTAGAGGAATAACTTCTAGTGTTGTAAATTCACTTGCAGATGGTCATATAAGAACTGCAATGAATATAAAGATGAGCTTTGGCACTGCCTTGCAACTTACAACATCTAATCAGACGAACACTATCCCTTCATTGGGTACTTTTAGTCCGACAAATGGTGTGCTGTCTGTTACTGAGGTCAGAGATACAGAAGATTTAGCCGCATCAAATTTAACTATACAACTTTCAGGTTGTGACCCTGCTTTGGTTAATGCCTCAAAAGGAACAAATTTACAGGGCACAGCAGTTCAAATTTGGCTTGTTATTTTAAACGATACCACTGGCGATACTGTGAATGCCCTGCATTATTTTACTGGCTATATAGAGAACACTGTCTATATGCAGTCTGCGGAAACAATTACAATATCAGTTGCTTGTCAGAACTTTTTAGCTAGATTAAACGATAGAAATGTAAGAAGGTACACAGACCAAGACCAGAAAGATGTTTTTTCTGCCGATAAGGGCTTGGAGTTTGTAGAACAAATACAAGAAAAGACACTAGTTTGGGGTGAATAATGAAATACGCTAGAGAAACCATTGCAACAATTAAAGAAGACATTGCGCCGCTCGTTCAAGCTACCTACGATGAAGTCGAAATAGATAGAGATAAACTTGAGTTTAATCTGAACTGGGATATTTATCACAAGCTAGAAGAATTAAATATATTGCACATATACACTGCAAGAGTTGACGGCAAGATGGTTGGTTATTTGGTTTTGATTTCTAGCCCATCATTGCATTGCTCTGAACATTTAATGGCAAGTAGTGACGTTATTTACATTCACCCTGAACACAGAAAAGGTAGAGCAGGCGCAAATATGATTAAGTATGCCGAAGAAGATTTAAAATGTCGCGGTGTTTCTGTAATGATAGTAGCAATGAAAGCACATGCGCCATTCGATAAGTTACTACAGCGTGTTGGGTACACTTTCGCTGAAAAGACATATCAAAAATTTATAGGTGCTAAATAATGGCGGCGGCTGTTCCCTTTCTGCTTGGTGCAGGTACGGCGGTGGCGGTTGGTGCTAGTGTTGTTGTAGCTGTTGCGGTAGGTGTTGGGACTGTTGCAGTTATGGATTACATGATGGACGCGGGAATGCCAGAGGCTTACAGTCCACAGGCGCAAGAAGATACGATGTCAAGCAGGAATATAACAGGCAAAAACCCGACTGCACCAAGGGAAGTCGTATACGGGACAGCGAGAAAAGGCGGTGCTATTGTTTGGCAACATGTACATGGGTCAGACCCTTACACTGATTCAGATGAGTTTTACAACATGGTAATCGCTTGGCATCATGGAGAGGCAGAAGAAATTACTAAGATTTATCTCGGTGATGAAGTTGCTTGGGAGGATGGATACTACAAAGGGCGATTTGCATCAAACAACACAAGCAGTTCTATTGGCGAGAAAATAACAATCTACAATAAGTTAGGACTGAACAACCAAAGTGCTGTAACAGTTGCAGGCACAGCGTCAACATGGACTACTAATCATAGAATGCGAGGCATAACTTATAGCCGATTAAAGTTTGAATATGATGTCGATCAATATCCAAATGGCGCACCAAAAGTTACTGCTGAAATTAAAGGTCGCAAAGTTTATGACCCTAGAGATTCATCACATACATTAAATGCGCCTAGCAGTTGGGATTGGTCAGACAATCCAGTTTTATGTTTGTTAGATTATTTAAAAGAAGCCGCATATAAAGATTGGGGTGCAGAACTGGCGGCAGATTTGTTTGATATGGATCAAATAGAAAGCGCGGCAAGTTATTGTGATGGGACAACAGGCTCTGCCGATAAGGCAAGAAAAACATATTCTTGCAATGGTATTATCAACACTAGAGCAACTGTTAAAGAAAACATTAAAAACCTTTTAAGCTGTATGCACGGCAAGCTATTATTTGTAAATGGAAAATTTCAGATAGTACCTTATAGAATGCAATCCACAGTTACCCCAATTCTAAATGAAGATATGATTGTTGGCGATTTTATTGTTTCTAACTCTAACCCGCGAAGAGTAGCTTTCAATGAGGTTCGTGGAGAATATATCTCTAAAGAGGCAGGATATATAAAGACTGAATACCCGCCTCAAAGAAGCAGTACATATCAAACCGAAGATGCAGATAATTTGAGAAAAAATCTTAATCTGCCATTCACAACCGATAAGCTACAAGCGCAGAGGCTTGCGGTTCTTGCATTGAAGAAAAGCAGAATGCAAAAAACAATAAAAACAACAATAAATGCAAGAGGTATTGATTACGCTATTGGTGATAACATTTTGGTTACTAATACAGCACTCGGAATCACTGAAAACATTTATCAAATAACTAGCTTACGCTTGCAAAGCAACGAAACAGGGATAACTATCTCTCTTGAAGCAAGAGAAAATACATCAGAGATTTACAGTCAGCTGTCGAGCACAGAAGAATTATATACCACAGGCACAAGCACGAATATACCAGTTAGGTCAGTCGCACCAAGAGTTAATCCTGACACAGTAACCATTGGTGCAGTTCCGTACAAAATTAATGATTCATACTCTACAGGTATTGCTATCAGTTGGGATCATCCACCTGCTTTAAATTTAAACTATTATCGAGTTGCTGTCGGTGAGGGCACAGGTGTAGCAACTTGGAAATTTAAAAAATACACTACTACTAATAATTACATAACAATACCAAATGAAACTGGGCAAGCAAGTCTCAAGATTAGCATATATGCTTATGGTATAAATCAATCTAAAAGCACTGAAACCCTCAAAACATTTAGCAATGGCTTGCAGTTTGATGGTACAGGAGATCTTCCTTTCATCATTTATGGTGCAACAAGTTTTGTACCGAGCGATGCTCATTTTCAGGAATATTTTGGCAGAGCACCGCAGGATGGTGACGAAATAACAATTGTTGAGTTAGACGATAATGGCATTGCTATAGATTCAATAATATACACATACACTAACCCAATTACCTTACACGCATCGCCAGATAATCAAAAAAATTATAGTGTAGAATTACAAGGAACAAGAAGTGCAGAACAGCTATGGGTTACTCATATCATGGATGCAGATACGGCAGGAGAAGATGTAACTTGGACTACTGCAATTACTAACTTCGAAACCAATTCTACATTGTCTGGTTCTACATTTTTTCCTGTTGACTTTGGTGATATGCCACAGATGTCTGCATTGCGAATAGTAACTAATATTGCTAAAGCATCTCATGCCACCCTAAACCCTGTCAATGATAAATCATTGCCTGTTGCAGACCAGTTCCCAGTAGATGTTGCCTATGTCAAATATGATGTAACTGTTACAGCTAACTGGACTATAGGTCAATCACTACAACAAAGGTCTCAAACATTTCCTGTACATTTGCAGGTAACTGGATATTTGGATGCTTAAATATGTCATTTATTGAACGAACAAAACATGTCTCTGGAAATATGGTCATTGATGGCACATTGACTGCCGACCATGTAAAAACTGACAGCTTAACAGCAAATAAGTTTAAAGGTGCAACCGAAGAAGAATATTTTAACTCTTTTGACGATACGACTATAGGGTTCAATGCTCTAACTGTTGTACATGAGTTTGACTTTCCATCAACTGAACTAGATTTGGTTAAAGGAAGGCATATTACGGTTGAGTACAATGCTAAACTAGCTACAGGACAAAGTGGTACAACCTCGCCTACAGTTACATTGCAGACAGAAATTAAAGTCCCAGATGCACCAAGTTACAGAGGCATAGGCATTGGCTATCACAATAGTTTCCCATCACAGGGAATGCAGAGAATTGAGTTCAATGGCAACGTAGTTAATCGTTTTGGTTGTGGTAATGTTGGTGCAATTAGTTCTTATAGGCTTTATAGAAACTTACATTTTAGGCAAAATGTTGAGCAAGCAGAGTTAGTGCAAAACCCAACTTTCAGTGGAATATCTAACTGGATTGGTTCTGGCGGCACTCTTTCATCATATTTTGGCTCATCTGCCTCTATAGCTCAAGACACTAACGCAGATAGAGCATATTTTTATCAGGCAGTGACAGTAGAAGTTGGCAAGAAATACAGGTTCAGCGGTCAAGTCTACCCAAGTCCATCAACTTCAACCTCACAATTGCACGTTTCAACAAGCAGTGATGTTGCTAATGCCTTTATATCATCAGACACTTTTCAAGCAAGTGGTGGTACTCAGACTTTTAGTGAAGAATTTATCGCTACAACTACTACAGTTTATGTAATGGGTGAAGCTACCTCAGCAACCAATAACCAGTATGCAGTGTTTGACAACTTTACCCTTAAAGAATTACAAGAAAAAACCTATGTCGATGTTAGCACAGCAAGTGGGCAAATTGTTCCAACTGGTGGCAATGCTTATGTGTATCATCATCCATTTGGTGCTACATCATCAGGAGATTGGGCGGTAGTTGATACTAGGCAGATAAGTTATCGAACCGTCCCTTATACCCATTATCTGCAGTTGACTAGCGAAGTATATCTTGGCGCAGAAAGTATTACATACGAATGCAGATTACGGGTAAAACACTTATCTTATGGCGATACACTAACAACTGAGCCAAGCAAGGTTTTGATGCAGAGCAGAATGATTGGAGAGCAATCAATATGATTATAATAGGATATGAGTCACGCTTAGAAGATGACCCGTACTCAGAAGAAATTGTAGTTAGCCGCCATGATACAAAAGAACAGGCTAATTCTGCGATGATAGAGTTACGTATAGCACAACAAGCAAACGACAATCTGATACAATACTTTTATGCGTTAGATAAAACAGACACAGAATATAAAATCACTGGCGTAGTGGATAAAGATAAACCACTACCTCCAACAGCACCAGATGGCGAGGGATAACATGAGCGCAGGCAAATATGATATTACAATAGATCAGGGTTCAGACTTTAAACTAACTCTGGTTATTAAAGACGGAAGCGCGGTGCGTAACCTAGACGGGCATTTCGCTAGAGGGCATCTTCGAGCGTCAATGGATACTGCACAATACTGGGCGTTTGATTTTACTGCCAGTAGTTACGACAGCAATGGTACTCTGGTGATGAAGATGGCAAATGATGTGGTTGCAAACAATGGCAACACAACACTCAGCGAAGGCAACTATGTTTACGATGTAGAAATATACACTACTAACGATGCGACTGTAGAGCGCATCCTACAGGGAAAGGCAAAGGTCACTAGAGAGGTGACTAGATAGTGGGCGTTTCTGTCACAGAAAATGTGACAACTGTCACAGCGACTGGCGATGTAACTGTAGAGATTACAGAAAACACCACCAGTGTTGCCGTGTCTGATAACACTGCGACCCTTACTGTTACACCTAGTGAAACATCTGTATCTGTATCAGGTAACACAACAGCTATTAATGTCACCAGTGCAGACACTGCAATTAATGTCACAAGCGACTCTATTGGCACAAGCGGCAACCAGAGAATCGAACAAGGCACACTTTATATCGAGCTAGATAAAGACGCGGGTTACACTGACGGCGTTTTGAAAGACATAAGCAGAGGCTTGTTGCGATTAGCAACTACAAATAGAAGTAATGCGGGTCAATTTATACAACTTTCAGACAGTGCAACAGCTAACTGGAATACTTCTGGTGGTATTGGCATGCGTACTAATATATCTGCGAGTAGTTTATTTATAGGCGCAGTAAGTTGTGGCCTGCACTTTACTGCCTCTGGTAGTTCTGCGTTCATTTTGCCCTGCGATGAGCAGGGAGCGAATAAAACAAACATTAATTTAGGTGCTTCGTATCTTCCATTTAAAGATATATATTCACAGGATGGCACAGTATCCACATCAGATAAAACAAAGAAACAAAATATAGAAGAACTGAGTGAAGCTGAAAATAATGTGGCTTTAGCTTGTAAGCGTTTGCTTAGAAAATATAAATGGAAAACAGCCGTTGAAGAAAAGGGCAATGATGCTCGATGGCATTTTGGAATCATGGCTCAAGATTTACAAACAGCATTTTCCGATGGCGGTTTAGATGCGTGTGATTACGGAGTATTTGTTAAAGAAGAAACAGAAGTTGATGGTGTTGTAGAAACTACATACGCTGTTCGCTATAATGAACTTTTAGCATTTATAATAGCGGCTTTATAATATGAAACTCGAAGATGGCGAAGCAAAAATACCTTTTAGCACAATTGTTATAGTGGTGGTTCAACTAATAGCATTGGTTGCATTTGCAACAAACCTATCAGCAGATATTCAAAAGAACGAAGCCGAGGTTATTCGTCACGATACCCGCATAAGTAATATTGAATCTACAATGCAAAGTCAGCAGGTAATACTGGCTCGAATGGATGAAAACTTGAAGCACGTTATCAAGAAAATTGATACGCTACAAAAATGAAACGCCTATTTCTACTGCTTTTTCTGGCAGTTCCTGTTGAGGCTAATGAGCAAGGTAGCCTAAACAATTATCACGGCGAGAATAGCGTAGCAAACTCTAACAACACCACCACCGATACGAGTAGCACCACTGAAAACACCTACAATGGCGCGGGCGCGGCAAGCGAAATCCCTGTAGGCTCTGCAATAAGTCCGACTTTTATGTCTAATGGTTCTGATACTTGCCTAAAAGGCATAGCAGGATCGGTGCAGACAGTTGCTATTGGCTTTAGTTCTGGCGGTTACACTTTAGACGTAGACTGTACAAGATTAAAATATTCAAGAATGCTCTCTGCTTTAGGCTTGAAGGTGGCATCTGTCTCGATTCTCTGCCAGAGTGAAGAGGTGTATAAGTCAATGCTTCTAGCGGGTTCTCCATGCCCGTTTATAAACAATGGGAGACTAGTAGCGGGGAAGCGGGGGTTAATGCTAATAAAGCAGAACCCAGAATTATACATTCCCGATTACAAAAAGAATCGGAAATATTACAACGGCATTCTCCAAATAGGTAAGGTGAGCGAAGATGTGGAAGAAGATAGCATTTCTATTAGCGATAAGTACCGCAGTACAAAGCAATGAACTTGATAACCTGATTGACAGCAGTTCTGCTATTGTTAGTCAGATTGATACTGGCGTTAAGCTAGTTGGCGCGGCAACTGATTACGCGCACACTGGTGGCGGTTTATCTGATGGCACATTGTCTAGCACAGCGCACATTAGCGCAGAGCAGGTTGATGCCTATAATTCTGCCTTGTCAAACATGACTAACTACCAGTCTTATGGCGCACCAGTGAAAGAGGTGTTAGAGAATATGGCAATAAATTCCCTAGCAGAAATGGATCAGGCTATTGGTACATTTACAGAAGTTGTTGTAGATATGATCGCAGTACAGCAGGTAGCAGAGAAAGCAGAAACAGCAAGCACCCCCAAGCAGGAAGAGGAAGTGCAGGTCTTTGTTGCTGAGAATCAAGAAATGCTAACGATCACACAGGAAGAAGTAGAAACATACAATACTAGCGTTGACCAGATAGAGGCATCAGCTAACGAAGCCTCTGCCTATTTGAGTGTCGCAACTAACTCAGAAGCAACAGCATTTCTACAGCAAAACGTAGAGGATGCGAACACCACTACAGACAATGTTAATATCTTCTATGATGCCAATTCTCAATGGGTAGCAATGGGTTACAACACAACCAGAAACCTAACTGTCGTGATGCTGAATGGCTCAGGTAGCTATGGACTTGATATGTACTACAGCGAGGCAGATATTCTTGCGCTAGGTACAGAGTCAGAGTTTTATAAAACTTCACCTATAGGCATGGGCTACGATTGTTTCTTTGATATGGATTGCGAATAATGATTGAAGACAGTGAGTTAAAAATAGGCGGTCAGACATTTAAGGGCGCGTGGATTATGGTGGTTTTGGCGATTGGCTCGACCATCGGTGGTGGTGTCTGGACAGCTTCAAGCCTCTATGGAAGACTGGAAGCAGTAGAATCTGTTAGCGTTCCAGACGTAGCACCTTTGCACGAATCTATCCAACTGATAGAACAGCAACTCAAAGACAACGATATAAGCCAGTTAAGCGCGAAATTAGCCACTTTAGGCACTAACCTGACAACTATATCCTCTCAGCAAGAAAGGCTCTTAGAAATCACTACAAGCGTATCTAAGCTAGAGAAAGATATTGAGACCATGCGAGCCATTGTTGCAAAGGCTGAACTGGTCGTAGAAGATGTTAATCAGATTAAGGCTAATTGGGATACAGCAAAAACCGAGTATGATGATATTTGGCAAGCGTTAGATGCCCTAGCCATGCCTTTATAACAGGAGAACAAACCATGTGGATGAATTTAATTGCACCAGTAGCCAAGTTAGCAGGTGGCTACATGAAGAACAAAGCAGAAGAGAAACAAGCTAAACACAAAGCCAAAATGAGCATGATAAAGAATGATGCTGACTGGGAATCTAAGATGGCAGAGGCTTCAAATTCGTCATTTAAGGATGAGTGGTTTGCAGGAATTTTGAGTTTGCCCCTTTTGTTTATAGGGTACGCAGTTGGCGTAGATGACCCTGCTATCATTGATAGGGTGAAAGAGGGCTTTAATGCCTTAAACGAACTGCCTGATTGGTATCAGTATTTGCTTTTTATAGCAGTTAGTAGTAGTTTTGGCATCAAAGGTGCTGACAAAATAATGAAGATGAGGAAGTAAAATGACAGACCAAAAGCCAAAGGCTAAAGCAAAGCCTAAAAAAGAAACAAAGAAAGAGTGCTATTTTACAGAGCGTGAATTAAAGTGCCGCCATACTGGCGAGTACAAGTTTGATGAGGATTTTCTTGATCTGCTTAACAAGATTAGAAAGGAATGCGATTTTCCTTTTAGAGTCACTAGCGCATACCGACACCCTAGCCATCCAAACGAGTCGCGCAAGCAAGCAACAGGAGCGCATTGTACTGGTAAGGCTATCGACATTGCGGTAAGTGGAGCGCAAGCAGTAGAGCTTGTTTCTGTAGCTATTGCTAACGGCATTACTCGCATTGGTGTTCAGCAGAAAGGCATGAGTAGGTTTATTCACCTAGACATTTGCACAAAAGAAGATTTCCCAGACCGCGATTATTTCCCAGAGGAAGCAATCTGGTCGTACTAATTTCATAGTAACTCCCATTGCCTCACTTATGTGGGGCTTTTTTTTGCCTATTAGTTAATTAAATGTTTTACTTTCTCTAAATATGTGATATGGTTGCTTTACATTAATCAATTAAACAAAAGGAATACACACATGACTTCATTAACTAAAACCCAAATTCAAGCAGAGCTAGATGCAATTATGCTTAAGCTAAAAGATATGGCGGGAATTTTGCAAGAGCCAGAAGATCGCAAACTTCTTAAAAGAATGTACCAGTTAGTAGAAATGAAAAAAAATAAATAATCTAATCGCCCCCGAAAGGGGGCAATCTAAGGAGTTAACATGAAAGATTTTGACTACAGCGAGTATAACAACGAGACTTTGCAGAACGCTATCAAGAGATGTGAAGATGATATTCGCGACATTGAAAGCAGATGCAGGGGCTATGTTAAGAAAATCAGAAACCCTAGAGGTTATTCTGCCCTAAAGCTAGATTATTTTTCTACATACATCACGCACAGCATCACTATGCTGAAACATATAAAGCAAGAAATTGCAGAGTGCCAAGAAGAACTAGGAAGCAGGGGAGTATAAAATGACAGATATTAACAAACTTTCTGACTACGAACGCGGTGAATGGGACTGCGTTCATGGTCACACAGCAAAAGATTGCGACTCAGATGAATACTACAGAGGCTATGGCGAGACCTATGCCAAAGAAGCCAATGCAACTTGGTACTCTGAGCAAATCTTTGAGCCATTTATAAAACAAACTATGGGAGAAAAATACAATGAAATCTAACGTATGGAAAACGCTATCTTCTATTGATGTGTCTAACCACATTGACAAAAAAGGCGGCTTGCATTATCTCTCGTGGGGGTGGGCTTGGTCTACCCTCTGCGAGCATTATCCTGATTCTATCTACAGCTACACCGAGCCTAGATGGTGCGACAAGACAAACACTGTCGAGGTCGAGGTAACAGTAACAGTTGAGGGCAAGGCGGTTACAATGTGGCTACCAGTTATGGACTTTAGAAACAAGGCTGTCGAGAACCCAACAAGCAGAGATATATCTGATGCGCGTATTCGCTGTTTAGTTAAGGCGATTGCAATGCACGGCTTAGGAATGTGCTTGTACATGGGTGAGGTTAAGCCGCAGAAAGTAACTGACGCGACAAAGGAAAAGGAAGCCTATCAGGGTGAGGTTAAGCCGCAGAAAGTAGAGGTTAAGCCGCAGAAAGTAACTGATGCGACTAAGGACAAAGAAGCCTATGAAGACTTAATTGTTGACCTACTGCCTAGCGTTAAAGCTATCAAAGACGGCATTGCGGTTAATGATTACTCAACAGCAAACGAGGCATGGAAAGAGTTAAGCGACACAGAGAAGCAACTGCTATGGAAAGCACCAAGCAAAGGCGGGGTGTTTAGCACTCAAGAACGCGCCATAATGAAACTAACTGAATTTAGACAAGCCCAATAGGATAAGATGATGAAGAAGTTAATCATAGTTTTAAGTTTATTATCAATGAGTACAGCAGTTTATAGTTCATGTTTCTGGACTAAGGTTGCAGAGATACATGGACAGCGCGGAGTTATTTGCACATGGAAATGTGGGTTCGGAACACAAGCAGTACACACAACAACTAGCGGCATTTCATATTGCCCAAGACCACGATAGGAGAAGTAAAAATGAAATTACGAGTGAATGTAAGTATCGACTGTTTAAAAATAGACAAATCACGCATGAAGACAGTAACAAAAAAGGATGGTAGCAAGGCGGCATATATAGACCTGACAACCTACTTAGACACTGACAAAAACAGTGACTTTGGAGATCATGGTTTTATAAGTCAACAGGTAAAGCAGGAAGAGCGTGAGGCAGGGACGCAGACTCCAATTCTAGGCAACTGCAAAGTAGTATGGTCTGAACTAGATGAGGTCGCACAAGAGCCAACAAGACCTGCTGACCCGAAGCAGAATGATATACTTGATGACGATATTCCGTTCTAGTTAAAAACCCCGCCCCGAAGGGCGGGTAAACCATAGGAGTGATGATCGGGGAAAACCATCACCGACAATATACCACAGGAGAAAATTCAATGATAGATTTTGGCGAGTGTTTGAAGAAGGCACAACAGGAAAAAAACGTAAACAGTTCACACCTTGCAAGGTTAGTTGGCGTTCACAGACAGCAGGTTAACATCTGGCGCAATAAAACAAACGTGAGGTTAGATACTGCCATCAAGATTTGCAGTGCCTTAGAATACAATTTAGATGAG